AAGCTGTCTCTGGACAGTTTTTTTCTTGCACATATTTAGACCCGCAAGAAGGCACGGAAGTAACTAAAACCTTTTATGTAGGGGATCGGACGACGCCATTCTATACATTTAATCCTGATACGTCTGTTCATATTTGGCAGAATGTATCAATGGATTTTATTGAACAATAAAGGGGTGAAAATATGATTGAACAATCTGATTTAGCCCTAGCAGCATGGCAATCAACTGAGCGCCTTTTAGATGCAGTAGTAACAATTAATAAAATTGATTATAAAACCCACAGACTTAACATCAATTGACTATGATTCTGGTGGATTTACTGGTGATACGTTTAGCATCGGTTCTAACTATGAAAATAGTGTGTCAATTAAGTTCTCTCACCTCGTTGAAGGATTACAAGCGGGCATGACGTTGGTCCCCAAAGTGGGTGTTAAAACGGCTAATGGCTATGAATATAGTTCGTTAGGCGTTTTTGTTATTTCAGATGAAATTCAAATGGACCGTAACAACGATGAAACGACGATTAAGGCTTATGACCAGATGTGCTTGTTAGAAGGAACGTATACTTCTAAGTTATCTTACCCGGCTAAAGTGGTTGATGTTGTTGCCGAAATTGCTAACATGGCAGGCGTTTCACTCAATACTAGTGATATTAGTAGATTGCCAGTACTTGCTAATCTTCCTAGTGCGATTAAAGGGCAAACATACCGTAATGCAATTGGAATGTTGGCACAATTCTATGTAGGATTTGCAACTTTTGATCGTGATGGAAAGCTTACGATTCGAGTAATTACAGAACCAGATTACGTGTTAGACCCTAGTCAGTATGAGCAAGGTGGACTTACTAAGAACGAAGTGCCATACAAAATTGGTGGTATTCAATGTGATGTAACAACAAGTACTTCGGATTCAAGTGGTGGCACTAATGAAACTACTACTACGCTGCAAGTCGGAGCTACATCAGGATCACAAGTTAAGCTAGCGAATAATTTGATGACGATGGATAGGCTACAAGATATTTGGACCCAAATTAAAGATGTTACGTTCTATCCGTTCAGTTTGAAGTGGTTTGGTAATCCTGCTATCGAAGCGGGCGATTGGTTGACCTTACAGGATACCAAAGGGAATAATTTCAATGTTCCCAATAATGGCTATACGATGACTTTTGACGGTAGTCTTTCTGCGGTGTCGAAGGCTGATCAGACGGCTACAGCAAGCAGCAGTTATGCATGGCGGGGGCAACTCTCTCAGCAGGTAGCCGATTTAGGCGGCCGCGTAGGTGCTTCCGGTAACTATATCTATGGTGCTGAAACAACGGACCCACCGCTCAATGCTAAGTTTAATGATTTGTGGTACAAGCAGAACGGGAACAAGACTGAATTGTGGACGTACGAGCGCCAGAATGACGGCACTGGTGAGTGGGTATTAACTGTCTCTGACCTGACGAGTTCTGATGTAAAAGCGCAAGTCGATGAAGTGGGAAAAGATGCGGCGACTGCTGTAACTAATGCGGAAAATGCTGTTGCTATTGCTAATGGTGCTGTTACTACTGCTGGATTTGCAAATGATGCTGCCAGTAAAGCTCAGGTAGACGCTGGCACTGCCATGACTAATTCATTGCAGGCGCTCAACACTGCTAATGTGTTAAGCGATAAAGTGACGACTAATACAGCATCAATTGATAACAATACTAAAATGATTGCGTTAAAGGCTAATCAAACGGATGTTGATTCAATTGCCGGGCGTGTGACTACTGCTGAAGGTTCACTAACAGTGATGAATGATCAGATTGCACAGTCTGTGACACATTCGGAATTAACGACTACGCTAGGTGGGTATGCCACGCAGTCGTGGACACAAGGGCAGATTACAACTACCGCTAATGCAATTACCTCAACCGTGTCTAGTGTGCAAACTCAGGTTACTAATAGTGCTGTAGGGGTCAATCTTTTAAGAAATACTAGTCCAAGTGACAGTAGCCTTATGAATCCTTTGTATAAACCAGACAAAGTTAATTGGACGATTATTTCAGGTGGAGATGGAGTAGGATCGTTTACAGATGTGAGCGGGTTGCTTGCGAAATATGGGTTTCAGATTCTAAATAATACGTCTGGTAATCGGGATTTTAAACAATACTTTGATTATGATAATAAGCCATATGTATTCAGTGTTTATGCCAAACCCACGGGTGTAACACAGGCTGTTGCCTTATTACGTATATGGGATGATGATTCCGGCGTTGCGGTTAATTGGACTTCGCAAACCATCAATTCTAGTGATGGGTGGACTAGGCTTGTTTTAAATGTAGATGCTGAAAAGTATACTTTACTTCATCGTATTGGCGTGCAATTTGGCATTACTGGTGCTGGTGGAATGATATTTGCTTGCCCAAAATTGGAATCAGGAACTATTCCAACAGATTATGATATTAATCCGGCAGATAGTGCCAGTGTCAAAGCATTATCTACAGTTGAACAAACTGTTAAAGGTATTCAAACGACCGTATCAGACCCAGTTAATGGCCTTGTTGCTAAACAAACGTTACTGTCGAATCAGTACACGAGTGTTATTGGTGGACTGACCAATGAGAATTTAGTGCCGTACTCTGGTTATTGGAATGATACGACTGGTTGGGTAAAAGGTGGAGCAGCCGCGGGTACAATTGGAATTTTTAAACATGCTTTTTACCACAATGGAACTGAAAATATGCTCATCTTGCACAACACTGGTACAAGCATATATGTTGAAAACTTTTTGATTGGTAGTTTATTTCCTATTGAGAGAAATACAACGTATACCTTAACGTATAAGATGTTTTCAAATTATGCCATGCCAAATATGGATGTTTGGTTACTTGGACGGCCATATGGAAGTGGCTATGCTAATGACCAGTCCTATACGATTGCTAAACAAATTATTACTAGTAGAGTACCGTCTAATTCAGGTATAGAAACGATTACACAGACGTTTACAACTGGTGCAATTGATGAAGGGTACCTGCGATTCGATAATAATGGTAATTCGGCGACTAATGGAACGTCTGCTGATTTGTACATTGCAGAAATTAAAATTGAAAAAGGCAGCATTGCCACGCCGTATACCAGATTATCAGGCTCTGAAATGGTTCAAACTGCTAATAATATTAATCTACGTGTTGAGAAAAACGGTGTGGTTAATGCGATTAATGTATCGCAAGAAGGTACTCAGATATATGGTAATAAGTTGCACATTACGGCAACAACTTCCATTGATAGCGCCGTGATTAAGTCAGCAATGATTGACACTCTTACAGCTGATAAGATCACTGCTGGAACGCTCAACGGAAACAATGTTAATGTGATTAATCTAAACGCTAGCCATATTACTACTGGGACACTGACAGGTTCTAACTTACAAATTAACCTTAGTACCGGTATGGTTACATTCCAAAGTGGTCGCATTCACAACTCGACTAACACAATTGATATTAATATTGATCAAGGATATATTTCAACAGCCAATGGCAATGCAAGAGTGATGCTTAAGAATGGCGAAATGCAATTTGTGGAGCCGGGAATATTTGATACTGAAACTACGCCATACTTAAGGATTTCTAACGTGTCTGGTGGACAGTCTTTTAATGGTGCAACCTTTAATGGTAGAAAGTACGCAGTTTTAACAAATTCAGATAATTCCGCCGGTGGAGGTATATTTGATGCACCTGTAGGCGAGGAACAGTTCAGTGGTATCTCTACAGGATATGGACTTGGTCTTTTAAGTACTGGTTGGCATATGACAAAAGTTGGTGGAGCCAATCGTGGGGTAGTTATATCTGGAGGTAAAAAAACATCCTATAATCCATATTGGCAATCCAGTCCTTCGATTGTAGTAGGTGGTACAAACCCAAGTGATTATCAAACTGGGGGTATGTACGGCACTAATATTATTATGGATTGTAACTACTTATATAACTTTAGTACTTGGGCGCAAACCAGTAGTCATGCTGCTAATGTTTATGTGGCTTCCGATGGTGCTATCGTTAGGGCTAGTTCAGCTTCTAAATATAAAGCGAATATTGTACGTAGCTTTGCTTCTGAATATGGAGAAAAAATATTAACTGTCCCAACTGCAACATGGAACGATAAAGCAGAACTAGAACATGGGCATGTTGAGCGAAGATATTATGGAATGATTGCCGAAGATTTAGCATCTGCTGGGCTTGAAATGCTAGTTGATCGTGGATCTGATGGAGAAATCGAAGGGGTCGAATACGATCGGATTGCAGTGGCACTAATACCATTAATTAAAAGTATGAAACAACGAATTGACGAACTCGAAGAAAAGTTAGGAGCATAAAATTATGAAATTTACTATTGAAAATCAATATCTTAACGGTGCGGTTACTCTCATGCAACGGATACCATTAACCGGTTACCAATCAATGGCTCGGACACGTTTTATCCGTGTCTTAAACGAACCAGTTCAAGCTATGGTAGATGCTCAAAAGGACTTACTTGAACAATATGCTGTTAAAGGTGATGATGGCGAGCCAATCAGTGATAACGGTAATTACACGCTACAAAAAGATACAGTACAGGAATACAAAGATGCTTATGATAAGTTGATTCACCAGTCCGCTGAAATTGATAAGGGAACGTATACGGATCATAAGCGAGACATTCAAGAGGTTTTGAAGAATTGCAAGTTGGAATTATCTGGCGATGATGCCAGCGTGTATGCAGCGCTATGTGATGCTTTAGAAGTCAGTTTTGAAAAGGAAGGTAAATAATTATGTTAAAAACCAATAAATCAATTACGCTATCAGGCCAATCTTTTGTTAATGGAACCCAAGTTGCTAGTTACAGCGCTAATATTAACAGTGAAAGTGGTTCAAGCAATATTAATTCTAGTATCATCAATCAAGAACTTTACGATGCTAACAAGGTAGATGTACGCAAGGATTTGTCAGATTTTACTACTAAGGTCTATGAAGTTGAAGACCAATTGGACAGTGAAGATACGGCTGACAGCACTAAGACTGCTTAACACGAGGTGAGCGACTATGTATGAGCATTTTACTAGAAACCGATTTTGGTTTTGGAAAGCGATGGAAACGTACGCGTTGGGCATTTACTTTATTGTTAAGCAAAATACGTTTATCTTTGAGCCACCTAAGCCAACCTTGTTAGATGTATTAGATGATCCACCGGCTATTTTTATTCTGGCGTGTGTAGGCACGTTGGGGCTAGTTTATTCGCTGTGGGATATTCATCTACCATATTACAAGCCACTAATGGCCGGGATGCTAACATTTGTCTGGGCCTTTTTTATGATCGCATTTGCGGCGCATGACTTTGCAACTGCACGATATGTGAGCTTTGAAAGTATGTACGCATTGGCGATTCTAGTCACAATGGTGCATGAACAAATTGTTGGAGGTTGATAAGTCGTGAGTGATGTCGTTATCGTGGCCCTCATCAGTTCTGCTACGGCGATCGTTGTTGCGTTGATTCCACAAATCTTTCCTTCACACAAAGAGAACAACGCGGCCACTAACGGCGATTCAATTTCTGAGTTGAAAAAGAAGAACGGGGCACTAAAAAAAGAGAATGTAGAAAAGCAAGAAATCATCGAATATTATAGAAAGCGGGATAGCAAGTAATGACAAGTTTTATTCAATTAGTAAATGGCGGGACAATTGCAGCAATCGGGATTGTCGTGTTTTTAATTATTTGGGCATTGAAAGGAACTAAATTCAATAATCAATATCTGCCAATTGCGGCCGAGTTAATCGGTGCGGTGATTGGTATTTTTATTGCTACGGCAATGGCGGATACGTCTTGGATTGTTGGCATGGTGGACGGATTAGTTGCAGGCGCAGTCAGTGTCGGTGGCAATGAACTAATCAAGTCGATTCTGAACACGTTTGGTACGGATGGAGGAAATAAATAATGGCTACTTTAAATGGATTTGATGTCGCAAGCTATCAGACTGGTATGAATGTCGGTGGTGCCGCGGGTGACTTTGTACTTATCAAAGCTACTGAGGGGACTAACTACACTAACCCAGCTTTTAGCGGGCACGTTAAACAAACGTTAGCAGCAAGCAAAAAGTTGGGTGTTTACCACTTTGCTGATGTTGGTGATGCTACAAAACAGGCCGATTATTTCTTGTCTAAGGTTAGCAGCTATGTTGGTAATGCTATGCTCGTTTTGGATTATGAAGCAAGTGCCGTTAGTCAAGGTGTCAATTGGGCGAAAACTTGGTTGGATCGCGTTTATACTAAAACTGGTGTCCGGCCGGTCATTTATATGGGGCTAGCCGATGAAAATAGGTTAGATTGGTCACCAGTGGTCAATGCAAATTATGGCTTTTGGGGTGCTCAATATAACAATTACAATCAAGTTGTTGGCTTTACTCCACGTGATTTGTATGGTTCGCTAAAACATTGGAAGACCGCGGTCATGTTCCAGTATACGAGTGCAGGTCGTTTATCTGGTTGGAGCGAAGATTTAGATTTTAACATTTTTTACGGTGATAAATCGGCATGGGATAAGTATGCTAAGTCTACTAAGACGGTTACAGCCAGCAAGCCAGTTTTAAAGCCTAATACCACTGCGCCCAAGTGGGTTAAGGAGAACAAGACCTATACATTGAAGACGGCTGTTAAGCTCCGTACGGGTGCGTCAACATCCGCTGGTGTGATTGCCGTATTACCAGCAGGATCAACGGTAAAAACTGATCAAGCCATCATCACGGGTGGCTATCGCTGGGTTCGGCAACCACGTGGTAACAGTTACGCTTATTTGGCGACTGGTCCAGTAAACAACACACTTGAATATGTGAAGTAA